CGGCACTCGAGCGGGCGCTGATGGCGCAGGTTTTCGAGGCGGGCGAGGTATTCGTCAGGAAACATTACCGCAGTTTCGGTGACTCTAAGGTCCCGTTCGCGCTCGAACTCATCGAAGCCGAACGCCTCGCGGACGCTCGGATGGCGCCGTCGTTCCAGGTACCAGGCAAGAACGAGTACCGTATGGGCATCGAGGTCGATGGCTATTATCGTCCGGTCGCCTACTACATCCGGAACCGGCACCCGGGAGAGCTGCGATTCTCGGACGGCAGCCCGAGCAGTTTCGAGCGTATCCCGGCCGACGAGATTATCCACCTCGCCACCGGTGATCGCTGGCCGCAGACGCGCGGCGAGCCGTGGATGTCGCCGGTCATCAGCACGTTCCACAATGCAGCAGGGTACGTCGAGGCCGAGGTGACCCGGGCGCGAATCCAGGCGTCGATGCCGTGGACGATCGAATCACCGGAAACAATGGACTCGTTCGGCGAGGAACAGTCGGACGGATCGTTCGAGATGGAGGTCGAACCCGGCGTTGCTAAGCGCCTGAATCCGGGCGAAAAGATGAACGTGCCGCCGGTCAACTCGCCGAGCCCCGGTGTTGATACGTTTATGCGCTATCTGCTGCGAGACATCGCGGCCGGTGTCGGCCCGAGCTACGAGTCGCTGTCGAGGGACTACTCGCAGTCGAACTACTCGTCCTCGCGGCTCGCGTTGCTTGACGACAGGGATCTCTGGCGCGTCTTTCAGTCCTGGTTTATCGATTCATTCCGGCACCCTATTCACGCGGAATGGATGCACCAGGCCGTGATGGCGCAGGTATTCCAGTCGTTTACGGTTATGCAGTGGGCGCTCGACCGCAAGAAGTACGAGGCGGTCCGATTCCGTCCGCGTGGCTGGGGCTGGGTCGATCCGACCAAGGAAGTCCAGGCATTCAAGGAAGCCGTGCGGTGCGGCTTCATGACGATGCAGGACGTGGTGTCGACCAGCGGCGCGGACCTCGAAGAGTTGTTCGATCAGCGCAAGCACGAGACCGAGCTCGCCGAAGAGTACGGGCTCAAATTCGACACGGACCCGGGCTCCGATGCGAGCGAATCAGCGGACCCGCCCGACGACGAGGAAGAAGAGTTAACCCCAGAACAAGCGGCCGCCAAAGGGCGGCTTCTTTATTTCAGTGGCGAGGCAAACCAATGAAGGAAGACAAACCGAGCGGCGATATCGTCGCGTTTCCCGAGAAATTGCGACCGCTGACGCGCGCTGTCGAGAAAATCGAAGTGCGCGCCGATGATGACGGCACGAAACTGACGTTCTCCGCATCGAGCGAAACCCCTATCGAACGCTGGTTCGGGAAGGAGATTCTGTCCCACGATGACGGCGCTGTCCGCATGGAACGAATCAGCGGTAAGGCCGTGCCGGTGCTTTTCAACCACGACTGGGATGACCCGATCGGCATGGTTGACGGCGCGCGCATCGAGAACAAGCGCCTGGTGCTCGATGCGCACCTGTTCGAAACGACCCGCGGATCCGAGGTTCGGCAGATGCTGGATGGCGGCCTGCGCAACGTATCGATCGGCTATCGACTCCACGTCGTAGAGGAAGACAGGGACGAGGAAACGTACACCGCTCGCGACTGGGAGCCTTATGAGGTTTCCATCGTCAGCATCCCGGCCGACCCGTCCGTAGGATTCGGCCGGAAACTGGGCGAAGAACTGGCGGTCCGGATGATGGGTCGCGAGGAAGAGAGCGAATCACAAACGTCGGCTAACGCCGCAAAACCCGAGGTAGTTATCATGACCGAAGAAACCGCCGCGGCGGGCGAAAACGCCGACCGAAAGATCACCGCTATCGAAGCGGAACAAGAGCGCCGCAAGGCGATCGCCAACATCTGCAAAGCGAACAAGATCGATTCGCGGATCGAGGATCGATGGGTCCAGGAGGGCACTGCGCTGACCGAGGTCGCGAACGAAGTGCTCAACGTGATGGAAGAGCGCGGCAAGGCCCGCCCGGCAATCGCATCCGAGCTTGGGCTCAGCAAGAGCGAAACGCAGCGTTACAGCCTCTTTAAGGCGGTCCGTGCGCTGCACTACGGCTCGAAGGATTCCCGGGCGATCGAGTCGGCGGCGTTCGAGATCGAGTGCTCGAAGGCGCTGTCGGACAAGCTGAACCGCGGCACTGGCTCGTCGCTGCTGGTGCCGGCCGAAGTCCTGACGCGCCCGATGTCACGTGAAGTGATGAAGGGTGCCATGCAGAATCGGGCAATGGCGACCACACCGGGCGCATCCGGCGGCTACATGGTCGACGTCGAGAACATGGGCTTTATCGACATCCTGCGGAACCGCTCGGTTGCCCGCGCGCTCGGTGCCCGCGTCCTTTCCGGACTTGAGGGTAACGTCGTCTTCCCGCGTCAGACCGGTAAGGGCACGGTTACGTGGCAGGCCGGCGAGAATGTCAGCGTGACCGCCGCCGACCAGACCCTGGGCCAGCTCAGCATGACGCCGAAGACGGCGATCGCGATCACGGACGTCAGCGAGCAGCTGCTTCGCCAGTCTTCGCCGAGCGCCGAGCAGTTCGTCATGGCGGACCTGGCGGCCGACATCGCCATCGACGGCGTCGACTACGCGGCCCTGAAAGGTACCGGCGGCGCTCAGCCGATCGGCATCTACAACACCACCGGCGTCGATACCGCCCAGGACGCGAGTTCGGTGACCTACGCCAAGATACTGGCCTTCCCGGTCTCCGCGGGCGGCAACAACGCGATCCGCGGCAATCCGGGCTGGGTGACCGACATCGCCGGCGCCGCCGTCCTGATGCAGGAACAGCGGTTCTCGAGCACCGATACGCCACTATGGGAAGGTAATCTCATGGACGGCCAACTGATCGGTTTCCGGGCCATGAGTTCGGAGCAGATGGCCGCCGGCGAACTGGTGTTCGGTTCGTGGGATGAACTCGTCATCGGCGAGTGGGGCGTACTGGAACTGTCCACTGACACGGGCGGCACGCGCTTCAACTCCGCGACCGTCGGTATCCGCGCGATGTGGATGGTCGACGTCATGATCCGCTATCCGCAGGCGTTCGTCGTGTCGACGAACCTCGCCGCGTAGTCATGCGGGCGCGAGTTCTTCGCGGGGTTTGCATCGGCGTGGGTCGCAACGCGAAAGCGGGCGACCTCGTCGATGATCTCAGCCCCGGCACGCTTCGATTCCTCGAGAGCATCAATGCTGTCGAAATCCTCGACGACGATCCGGTCGTCGAGGGTGAGGAAAAGCAGGACGCTCAAAAACCCGAGAAGCCGCAGGACGAGAAACCTGCAGTGGAATCGAAACCCGAATCAAAACCCGCGGCTAAGAAGAAAGGCCGCAAAACAGAGGATTAAAACATGCTACTGAATCAAGCCTCCGCAGCGACTTGCACGTCGCTGCTTGACGCGGTCGATGCGGCCGCCACGGCGAACGCAACCAGCGGGTCGGGTAAGTGGCTGGACGTCCGGGACTACGACGGCGAAATTCTGGTGATCCAGAACATCGGCGTCGTCGACGCAGGCAGCATCACCGGCAAACTGCAATCGGCAACGGACGAAGACGGCGCCGGTGCCGCGGACATTTCTGGCTACACGTTTACCGCCGTGACCACATCGAACGATCCGAACGTGCAGTCGATCGCGGTCGATCCGAAGAAGGTGCCCGGCGGGTTCCTCGGTTACGTCGGCACGATCGCCACGGGCGGCGCGCTGGTCAGCGTTGTCGCCGCCGGTAAAAAGCACGTCGTCTGATGCTGACCGAAGCCGATCGCCTTGAAATGCTCAAGGCGATCGGCGCCGAGCAGTTCGACACGGGCAAGCCGGAGAAACTCTGGGCCGTTTTCGAGGGTGAGTTCAACGATCCGGAGGTCAGCGGAATCGGCGTCAACGGTGAGATTGTGTGGCTGGAGTGCCGATTGTCCGACAAGGAATTCCACGGCCTCACTCGAGAGCAACGCATCACGCGCTTGCTTGACGGTACGTCCTGGCACCTGAAGAACTTCGAGCCCAGCCGCAGTAGCGGCTTTGTCGTTGTGAGACTGAGCAAGTAACCGTGGCACACGTCAGACTGCAGATTCGCGACGCGGTGCTCAGAGAGTTGCAACCGTTTGCCGATGCTGGCTTCCTGGTGTCCGGGCGCAGGGTTTCCAATCTCGACGAGTCCGAGCTCCCGGCGATTCTCGTCGCTGTGGGAAAACCGAACGAGCGGAGCTTCCCAATCACCATGGGAAACCCCGCGATGGGCGGGGCTCCAACACTGTCGCGAGCGGCAACGCTGTTGATCAGTGGTGTTGTAAGCGCCCAGGAATCGGACCTCGACGACTTGCTCGAGAGCATTGCCGAGCAGGTCGAGAAGTTTATTACGCAGGACCACGGCGGACTGACGAAGTCGACGCTGCTTACCGAGACCACCAAGGAAGAGTCAGCAATCGGCGAATTGCCGGTGGCCGCGATCTCGCTC